TTCCCTTTAAGATATGGGAATATATCTGATTCTGCATAATCTCTCATTTCATCGCCATCTAAATCACCAATATTATTTTGAACATCATCTATCTGTGCATCGGAGTATTCATCTCTTACAGGTTCATCTTTCTTAGGTTCTTCTCCTTTAGGTTCTTCTTTTGGAGAATCTAAAGTCATTTTCTTATCAAATAAATCTTTTAAATCTTTTCTTAAATCAGCACTTCTATCAAAATCATCCCCTGCCGCATCAATATCATCTACATACATTTTTGCAAGTTCCAAATCTCTTCCTTTAAGATATGGGAATATATCTGATTCTGCATAATCTTGTATTTCATCACCAGGCATATCATCAATATTATTTTGAACATCTTCTATCTGTGCATCGGTTTGGTCATCCCTTACAGGTTCATCTTTCTTAGGTTCATCTTTCTTAGGTTTATCAAAGATGTTTACTTTAGGAGTATCTTTTTTATCATCACCATCTTCTGAATCTTTTATTTTAGAATGAGTTCCAGCCTTTACAGCAGCATCTCTTGCATCTTTTGTTTTGAATACAGCAGTTTCTCCACTCTTTTTAGATGTAGCAGTAAACGTTTCTTCTTCTTTTAATAAATCAGTTAATTTAATCATAATTTCTTTGTCTCCTTTTTGAGTGTATATAAATCAAGTTTACCATCTTCTGTTAACTTAACATCATAATTTGTTTTTCTTATATCATTGTGACCGCCTTTAAATGGAACACTTGCAACGTTTCTTGTTACTGTTCCTAATTTAATTTTATTATCACCTAAGTATTTTTTTATATCAAATGCCATAATTTAGTTTAATTCTGTTATAATTTCTCTCATCAAATCTTGTGATTTACACCACTCGTTACAAACTTCACCTTGTTTAATAAGTTGTTTGTTAACAGATTCATTCATCGGAGTCATAAATGCTCCATGTGTTGATGGATTAGAAACAAAATCCCAACCAATCAATTCAAAATCTTCACCTACTTGTACTTTACCACCAGATAGAGGTTCTACTGAACCCATACCTCTTGATGATATGCCTAAAAGGATTCCTGCTTTAAGTAGTTCTTTTAAGATGTTACCAGATGGGGTAGGTAATATCTCAACTGTTCCTACTAAATCATCATTATCCCAATGTATCTCTCTTACGTTATGAGATACGTTCTTTAGATTGATTACAGAAGAATCTGGATGGTCTAATTCACCAAGTGCTCTTCTTTCTTTAATAAGTGTTTCGTATTTCTTAGCTTCTCTCATCAAAATTGGTTTAGGATATATCCTTCCATTTTGATTTTCAGCACCTGCTCTTTGTAAAATACCCTTAACGATAGTTCTTCCACTCTCGTCCTCGTTTACTCTACCTTCGAATAGGTTTGTTTCTATTAATAAATTTGCCATTATGCTCCCCAACTTTTACGTTTTTTAAATAAATCAAAAAAGATTGCAGATACTTCCTGTCTGATGATTTTTCTTATTAAATCTTTATCAGACTCATTAAGTTCTTCGTTAATCTTTCCTTTTTTGAAGTTAACGATTTCCTCATTGATTATATCATACAATTCTTTTTTAGTCACTTTAGTCTTTCTTCTTACTATCTTTTTTCTCTATTGCTTTTTGAAGTGCTGGTGGTAATTTTTTCTGAGCAGCTGTTAATTCAGAAACTTGTTCTTTTTTTGCTCCTCTACCTTTCCAAGTCTTTTCTATGTTGTTAAAGAATTTCTTTTTTTCTTCATCAGACATAGAAGGAATTGATTTACCTGCTTTTTCTAAAGCTCTTTTGAAAAATTCTTGATACTCAGATTCTTCAATCATAGTTTCTCTAACTATGTTTTTTAAGTGTTCTCTTGTTATTTTCATTTTTCAATCTCCTGTATAGTTCGAGCAATGTTTATCAATCGCTCCTTTATCTTATAAATATGTTTGTTTGTTCTTTTCCAATACTGATTTGAATCTAATTCATTCATTGTTTTAATCTTATTATACCAATTAAAAAACTTTTGAGTTTCTGCTAACTGATATTTAAGTTCTTTCAATCCCATAGCCATCTTCTTATGAGGATGCATTGTTTCATCGTTTTTTAATTCTAACCAACGATTAACAGGTCTTTTTACTTTGGCTTCGTTTACTGATTCATAAGTTGGTTTACCTGTTTTTTTATCTATTCTTTTTGGTTTATATAATTCCCAATCAGATGTTTTGGTATTCCATATAAGAGCACTACCATCGGACATTATTACAAATTCTTTACCTTTGATTTTTTTCTCAGCACCTTTACCCATCTTTATATACCAATTTAATTTTTTATATAAATTAGTATCATTAACATATTTTTCTGCCCAATTACTACCTTTACCAACTTCGTTTACTGATTCTAATTTAAAAGATTTGAATGATTTATAAAAGGTTCTGTTCCCTCTAGTTATTTCTATTCTATTTTCACCATCTTGATTTACTACACTAAATAGGTATTCATCACCACTTCTTTTTTTATCGTTGTTTACACCCATAAAATGAAGTTCTTCTTCATCTTTTAATGTTTTTGCGAAACGATTGAAATCACTTTTAATTTTATTTTTATCAAATTTTGAATATTTAGCAACTTTCTTTCCACTAAATTCATCATTTGCACCATATTTTTCAAGATAATATGAGCGGGATATTGCTTCGTTTACTGATTCGTTAACTTTCTTTACATGCTGAACAATCTTCTTAGCAAATGCAGGAGAAGTGATTTTAGCTATCTGAGTAATAGTTTCTCTTCCATTAGGTCTGATACTCTTTACACTACCTCCACCTTTCATATCAGGAAACTTACCATCCATTGAGTACCCATAATCTTTTATTGCAATAAGGTTACTACCTTTATCAAACATAAATTTGTAAGAACTTATTCTTGAACTATAAGTTTTTCGTATAGTTACTTCAAATTCACCTTCTTTATTTTTTTTATCAGAACCGATAACCATTCCGAATGATTCACCAGTTTTGTTATTCCTACCTTTGATAGCTTCATCCATTTTACCAACTATTTTCATACCAAATTGAGTTGAAATCTTTTTCTTACGTTTTTTATCTTTTCTACCACCATCAGAGAAAGCACCAGGCACATTATACCCAGCCACATTACCTGTTGCAGTTGCCTCATCCAATTCTTTTTCAACTTCTTGGATAAGTTCTTCTAAAAATTCTTTAAGATTTAGTTCCATTGACATTTTTTATCTCCTTAATCAATTCATAAGACATCATTAAAGCTGAAACTTGTGAATCGGTAATTTTCTTACCAATTTTCTGTTTTTTCAAAACATTTATTGTTTCTCTCAACTTTATTTTTGTAATCTTATCTTTCATACCTTTATACATTGAATGTAAAGATGTGATTGTTTCAATTAACTGAGATTCAAAATACTCATTGAACTTTGATGTATTAGTAACATTATTAATATACTCTCTTAATAATCCTTTTTGTGATTTATCTAAAGTAGTATATTTTTTGTTAAAAGTTTCAACAAGAATCTTATATGTCAACAATCTAAGGTCTTTTTCTTGTTTTCTGTATTCTTCTACTAATTTATCTTCTTTTGCTTTCAAAGTAGATTCTGAATTAGTTGATATGTGTTCTACTAATGTTAGTTTTGAATCAAATATATCCTTGATATCAAGAACATCATTCTTTTTACCTTCAAAAAGTTTGTGTATAGAAGCTAAAATCTTATAGTTAGTTACAGGAGAAGATAAGAAATTATTAATTTCAAAGTTTTCTTTTATAGACTTAATCAGATTATACTTTTCTCTTTGAAGTTTGTTATAATCTAACTTAGTGTGAGCCTCCAATACTACATCAATAAATTTTTCAGCTTTAGCTTCTGAATTATATTTTTCATTAATAATAAGGTTAAATAATCTAAGTTCTTTTGAAAGTTGTGTTCCTCTTCCATAGAATTCTTTAATTATTTCTTTTGCCTTTTCTTCACTACCATTGAGTATCTCAAGAGTAATTTGTCTAGTTAAAAGTTCAAAAAGAAAACCTGTATTCTTAAATTTTGAATGTTTTATTTTTTTCATTTTGTTTATTTCCTATTATGATATAGTAAATTTCTCCTATTATAAATATAAAATTATAAAAGTTCAGTTAATTTTTACTATTCGTCTAATATATTATCTTCATTTAACATACCTTTTAGTTCATGTAAATATTTTCTTTTTGATGAAATCCCATTGATATATTTTAATGCCTTTTCTTCAGAAGTTGTATTTCTTTTAGCATCTCTTCTTTCTTTATCTCCTAAAGGGTCTCTACCAAGTGGATGTTTATCTTTTTTATAAGTTCCACCTTCTCTTGGTCTGCCACCTTTATCTTTTATTTCTTGTTTTATTTTTTCAATTGATTCTTCAATATCATCTGGCTCTTCATCTTCTTGTGCAGGGTCATTACCCTCATCTTCAATAGAACGGAATCTGAATCTATCTTTTAAATCATCTAACATCATAACTCTTTGTTCATCTGATTCTGCATCTGATAATTTAAATACATTATCATATACCCAATCTTTAGATAACATATTAAGAGATTGAATATCTTGAGCTAATCTAATTTTCTCACTCCAAAGATTTAATTTTTCTTGTTCATAAATAAATGATGGATTAACTAAGGATAATTCAAAATTAGTCATATCTGAATCAGTAATTCCTTGAGAGTATAAATGTACTATTGCAATTTTAGTTAATTCAGATACTACTGTTCTCTGTATTCTTTCTATTGTTCTTGCAAATCTTACATCTTCTGCAGCTAGTGTTGCTTTACCACCTACATTTTCTTCATATCCTAAATAAGCTTTTGGAATCTTTAGAGCTGCAAATAATTTATTTTTTAGATAATCAATATCTTCTATACTTGCATATTCTAAACCAGAAAGATTATCAATTTGTGTACCACTATCACCACCACGAACAGGAAGATAGAAATCTTCTGTTAGGTTTTGCATATTGTATTTTAAATTGTAATCACCAGTATTTCTATCAACAAAAGGAACTTTCTTCATCTTGTTCATAATTCTTTGCATATAGTTATCTACTTCTGTTGGTGGAATATTACCGATATCAATTTTGAAAACTCTCTTTTCAGGTGCTCTCATAATTCTATGGATTAACATTGCATCTTCCATTAGAGATAATTGTTTCCACAATCTTCTTCCATTCTCAATCATAGATTTACCATATGGTAACCAGTTTGTATCTGCTAATAATCTAAAGTGTGCAACTTCAAAGTTTTCATATTCTTCTTTTCCATTTGGGTCTTCCGTAATCTTAAACTTTACTGAATTTGGATTCGATGGGTCTGTTCTTTCTAATCGTTCTGTGTTGTAAACTGAATGGGGTGTAACATTTACGATACCTTTACCTTCAGCGATTTCTAAACCTAAGAAGAAATCTCCATACTTACACATATTTCTTACCCATGGCCATAAGTTGAATTCAATATTAAGAACATCATAAAATAAGTTTCTTAATAAATCTTGTACCTTATCACTACTTGATACTATTGAAAGTGTATCACCAAATTCATTCTTTAGTGTTGATTCATCTGCGTATATATCTAATGCTGATGCTAATATTGGGTCGTTATCCATTGCATCAAAATCTCTAAAAACTTCTCTACGAACTTGTTGGTATGCCATTGATTGTGCACCACCTGCTTGTTCGAAGAAACTTTTTTGTAGTTTCGTGTATCTATCTCTTAATGAGGATAGATTCGTTTGTTGTCTTTCATCGGTATCAACAACTTTTCTCTTACCATCCTTATCAACAGTAACAACTGCTTGTGTACGAAAGAGTTTCGTTAATCTACCAAAAAATGAAGTATCTGCCATTTTGTTCCTAATTTAAATTATAACCTTTATTTGTTTTTGTTTTACCATTTTCTACAAGACCAGTATCTTGCTTTGTGTCTTGGTCCTGGTGAATCACAATTATGTCTAGCTCTAAATGCTTTTCTTGCATCTGGGTTTTTGACATATACCTTAAATTTTTTAACATCACCTTGCATTGGTTTTCCAAGTTTAACTGTTCTACCTTGATACTCAGCTTCATTCATATCAGATTTATATTCTTTCATGAATTCACAAAATTCTTTTATATCGTGGTAATTTTCCACAGTATATTCTTCTGTGTGTATCTCTTCTTTAAGTAAATTTTTTAATGATATCATAATTATTTCTCCTTATATTATAAATATATAATTATTTAATTAACCAAGTTAAATCTTCATTACTATTACCAACTTTCATTTTCCATGGATTTTCATCCATAGAAGCATTGCCACCGAATCCCATTCCAGTAACATCTAGTTGATGTGCACCTATTCCACCTAATGCTTGTTTAGTCAAATCAATTCCTTCTTGTCTTAATCTCAATGCAGTATCTCTAACCCAAAGACCAATTGCAAATGCCATTGTTAAATCATCATTATATCCTCTCATTGCTTCTGCTCTATTTCCTCTCCAAATAAATGTAAACAATTCATCAATTAATCGTGTTGAACGAACTGTTACCGATTTATCTCTAAAGTAATCATCTAATTTTGAAATAATAAGTGGTCTTGTTTTAGATGTTGTACTAAATCCTGCAACCATTCCTCTTTCTTCTCTATTATATTTGTTATGTAATTGATTTTCAACATCTACATATTTTAAATCTTTACTCATGTAAAATGTATTTTGATAACCTCTATCAATTACTTGTTGTAAAACTGCCCAACCAATATTAGCATTTTCAATTACTAGTAATGCCTGATTATAATCAGTTGCCAATGAAACTAAAAAGTTTCCAAAATCTTTTGTATCTAATTTACCTTTGTATTCTGCTACTTGAGATGCGTTTTCAATATCAATAACATGACAAGCAGAATAATCAGATGAATCTCCACGAGCAACATCCGCTACAACCATATAAGATTTATTGTAATTTGGATATTCCCATTTCCATAGGTTTCCATCGAACCCAGTCTTTTCTATTGGTTCTTGACAAAATGTTTCTTTATAGAATTGTAATAATTGTGGTTCGATTACAGTATCACCAGAAGAAATAAAATCACAATCACATTCTTGTGCTGCGCCTTTTACTCCTAACAAAACTTCTTGTTCATCTCTCCATTTTTTGTCTCTTTCAGGATGTACACTCCAATGTAATCTGATTGGATTAAATCCATTTTCTTCTTCTTCTGCTCCCACCCAAGTTTTATGAAAGAAGTTACCTACACCATTTGGAGTAGATAAAATAATCGCATTACCACCAGTCGATAGTGTTGATTGTGCTGATACCCAAATATCTTCAATCTTATCAATGAATGCGGCCTCATCAAATACTAATAAGGATAGTGCTTCAGAACGACCGGCATCACCAGCGGCTGAAGTTGCTTTTATCTGTGAACCATTTGAGTATCTCAAAGATAGTTTATTATCTTCTACTGTATTTTGTTTTAACCAACTTGGAAGGTATTGGTTCATTACACGAACTTTTGTTACCAAGTTTTTAGCAACCTCTTGTTTAGTTGCAATTACTAATACATTAAAATCTTGATTGAATAACATTTTCCAAAGTGAAAATCCCGCAGTTAAGGTTGAGATACCTGTTTGTCGAGATTTAAGGATAACATTATATCTATGTTCTGCAAATTGGTCTAAAGTTCTTTCTTGAAATTGATATAAATGAAAAGGTATCTTACCACGAACAGGATGTTGAATCATACAATATTTTTTCATAAAGTAGATTGGGTCTCCAGCACATTTCTGATACTCAAGTTTTATAATATCTTTTAAAGATTGTTTAGCCATTTATTTTTTTCCTAGTTTCCAATACATAGAACCACCAACAAATGGTTTATACTCACCAAGTTGATTTGATAACCCAAGGTTTAAACCATAGATGTTTAATTTCTTTGTTTTAAATAAAACATTACCACTAAGATTATTTAATCCATTGGTTTGGTCTATTCCTGTTCCGAATCCAATATAAAATTCATTTTTTGGTAACTCTTTTACTATTGTAGTATTATAAACTGTTGGAATTTTAAAGAACCAATCGATTTCTCTTGATTCAATTCTGTTTTGTGAAATAATATCGGTTAGAATACCAAATCCCAAATCTCCACTTGGTTTGTTACCTACTGAATCAGTAACTACATCAGGAAAATCATATGCAAGATTCAATGTATCTTTAACTGTTACCTTTGAGAAGTAATCTTTAATAATTGCAAGTGAATCTACATCAACTGGTATCTCTACTTCTTTAATTACTTCTTTTGTAATATACTTCGGTACATACTTTGTTACTTTAACTTCTTTTTCTACATATATCGTATCAGTTTTTGATTCTAATAACTCATATTGTTCTCCATCTACTTCTACAAGAGTCTTATCTCCATAATCTTCCCCACAACCTCTTAAAAATAAAATAATTCCTAATAAAAGAAGGATTACTACTTCCCTCCATCGTTTAATTAATAAACTAAATATAATGCTCATAATTTTTTTCCTTTAACTTATCAAAAGCTTCTTCTCTTTTGACTTCTAATTCTTTAATTTCGTTTTCGCCGTAATCAATAAGTTCTTGTATCTCAGCTTTAACCTCATCAATAGATTTTGGTAACTTCCATTTTTCTGTTACCTTTCCATCTGAACCTATCATTTCATATTCTTCTTTAAGTTCATCTATTGATTGTTTATATGATTCTAATTTTGTTTTACCATATACAATCATCTTTGTCCATACCTTATAATTTTGATATTCTAACCACAAACCAGCAGTTCGTATCTCATGTTCTTTATTAACAGTACATTCCATACAAAATCCACCACTTTGAATGAATTTTAAATCTTTATCTGTTTTCTTAATGGTTTTACACTCAGAATTCTTACAATTTGACTTTTCTTGAAGATAATTTCTTATTTCTTGAAAAGCTTCAGAGTTTTTTCCTGTTTTTAAGATATAACCATCTTTTTGTTCGTATTTGTTATGTTTATCTTCCCAAACATCTCCAATATTACGAACTTCTTTAGCTTTAGTGTATCCAATGGTAGTATTTTTATCATATTTACCAGTCTCAACCATATCTACCAACTTTCTTCGAGTTGGGTGCATATACTTTTTCTTAAATTCTTTACCCATTGTTATATATTAGGTTATAATTTATATATAAATATATCAAATTAAAGAAACCGATAATTTTAAAAGAAAATACCAAGTATTTGGTTTACTGATGCGAATGTACCTGTAAGTTTAAAAGTATTTCCATTGTATAAGAACACGATACCTTCATTTGGTACAATTTTTTTAGAACCACCAATAGAATTTAATCTACCAAGTTCTAATTTAAGTTTTTCAATCTTTTTTGGGTCACCTGATTTCTTAACATCTTTGATTGTTTTATCAATTCGTTTTTTCATATCACGAACTGCTGAATCAGGATTTACTGTTAGTGCTGATGAAGTAAATTCTAACACTTCTGCTCCAAGGCCGAGGAAAATCTGTTCAAACTTCATTAGATTCTGTTTACTAATCTTCTTTTGGTCCTCTTTATCTATTTTTTTAGCCCATTCTAATGTTTTTTCATCAGTAATGTTCTTTTTATCTAATCTAAACTTCTTATCCATGAATGCCCATCTCTTAACTAATCCCATTTTGGTTTTATTATCGAGTGATGATGGAGAATTCTTATCTACCCATTGTTCCCACCACCCTTGGTGATAGTTTGCAACACCATCTGTATCCTTTAAACTGAATTCTTTTTGTAATTTAGTAATTTGTGATGAATATTTACTTCTTTTTTTAGATAAATCTTGTGATTTTGGTAATTTTACAACAGGTGGGCCTTTGATTGTATAACTATCCTGTACATCTTTATTAACTTGTTTAATCATACCAGCTAATATTCTAGCCGCATCACCATTCTCTCCAATTGCAACACCTTCTTCATTAAATTCCATAGTACCATGGAACACAAGTAACGCTTGGCCGTAAGGAATTACATTAACTGATGTTGGGTATATCACTTCAAGGTTCATAAAACATGCACCTTGTTTAAATACCTTATCTCTTTGTTTATCCGATAACGATTTAATCGCATTTGAAAGGTCTTTCATTGCATAATTGTATGCATCACTCAATCCACCTCTACCTTGGAACTTGTCTGATACACCTTTAATATCTAAAGCGTTCTCACCTCTGTTCTTTAGGTGTCCTTTGTTTCTGGCTGCTACTAACCTACCATCTCTCCATGAAATAGCTAGTGCTTGACCATCAGTTTTCTCTCTTGTGAACTCAAGTGTACCTTCTAGTGCACGATTTACGATATCTTTAAGTTGTCCAAACGTTAAATTGATATCAGTATCAAATGGATGAGACATATGTCCATACGCACCACCCTCTTGAAGTAATTTTGTTTCGTTTATGTTTTCTTTGATTAGTTGTTGTGGTGTTTTAGTGTTTGGTAAAAACATTTCAACTAACTTATTATCAATATCACTTATTAATTGTTCTATTTCATTCATAAACTTTTCCTTTTCTTGCTTTTTTAACCACAACCCAATTTCAGGTCCTTTTAAATCTTTTGGTGCATCGTTACCACTTACTGATAGTTTGAATTTTGCAAACTTATCAAGTTTTTTACCAATTCGTTTACCAAACTCTACAATATCGTTATCTTTAAGGTTTTTTACATTATTATGTAGTTTTTTAAATTGTATAATTTTTTCTGGTGTGAAATCCTTTAATGATATTAAAAATTTGATAGCATCTCTATCAATATTACTATACTCAATTTTATTTAATATCTTTCCTACTTTACTTGGGTCATTATCTCTTAATATAAATGCAATAAATGTAAGATAGTTATTATCGTGTGGATATGGTTTACTTACTTTAAGACCTGGTAGGATTTGTTTAGTAAATCCAATCTCATCACATCTTTCTAAGTAAACTTTAGTGTTTTTTGATTGTTTGATTGCACTTCTAAACTCTCTCATTATTCTATCACCTGTAAGTTGTGATATGTTGTTATCTTTTTTAAGTGCATCTAAAGTTTCTTTATCTAATTTAGCATTCATTCGAGTTTCGAACCTTACTGCTCTTAATTTTCTTAACGGGTCCTCATCAAATCTTTCTGCTGGTTTACCAACTGTTCTGATAACTCCCTTTTTCATATCTTCTACACCACCATGAAAATCAATAATCTCTTTTTTCTCAATATCGTAGTATAAAGAGTTACAAGTTAAATCTCTTCTTTTAGAATCTGTTGAAATATCACAATAAACTACTTTATCTGGTCTCCTACCTTTACCAACATCTTGTCTGAATGTAGTTACTTCGTGGTCATTGATTGCTATACTTCCTAAATCAAGGTTTGTATTTATATTGTTTGTAGAATGTTTAAAATTACCTTCTTTAGCAATCTTAATCATTTCTTCTGGTGTTGCATCTGTTGTTAAATCAAAATCTTTTGGTTTTTTACCAAGAAGTGCATCTCTAACTGCTCCACCAACCACATAAAGTTGTTTTTTATTTTTCTTAAATGCTTTTTGAAGTTTTTTGATATCAGAAGGTATGGTTAAATTGAACTTTGTTCTTGTTCCTTTGTTTTCATCTAATCCACTTCTATCGTGTTTTGAGAATTTACCTAATTTATCAAATGCTCTAAATGATTTTAGTTTATTTACTTTTTTAGGTGTCATTACAGA